CAGACGCGAAGCACAAACGAAGCAGACGTGAAGCACGACTCAAGCAAAACGAAGCCAGATACAGATACAGATACAGATACAGATAAGAATTCTTCTAACGAAGAATTCTCTCTCCCCCAAACCCCCTCGCAAGCCGAGGGGGCCGCAGAGAGCGCCGACGAGGATTATCCCATCGAGTTCGAGCAGTTCTGGCAGACCTATCCGCGCAAGACCGGCAAACGCAAGGCGTACGCGGCTTGGCGGAAGGCGCGGAGGAAAACCAACAACACGTTCCTGATCGCCAAGGCGTCGAGGTACGCCGCCGACCCGAACCGTGAGCCCGGCTACACGCTCACCCCGGCGAACTGGCTGGACGGCGAACACTGGGACGACGACCCGCTGCCGGCCAAACCCGAGCCGACCGCACGCCCCTCGCCATCGGCGTGGAACCGTTCGCAGGCCAACCAAGACGCGAACGCGGCACTGATAGCCCACTACGCGGCCGAGGAAGCCGCCGAAAACCAATCACGGGAAGGAGTTCTGACATGCTGACGCTCAAGGAGAGCACGCTCGTGCTGGCGAAGATTCGCGTCCACCACGGCAACGCGGCCATCACCGACTTGGAGGCTCGCACGTTCCACGAGGAGCTTCGCGCGGACATGACGCTGGGAGAGGCGTTGGAGGCGGTGAAGCGCTTCTACGCGGCGAACGATTCGGGCCGCTGGTGCGGTTCGGGCGATGTGAACGCGATGGTGCGCCGGATGCGCAACGAGTCGAAGCCCTCGGAGGCGCAGATAGCCGCCGAATGCGAGGCGAGGCACCTGGCGGAGGACGCGGCGTGGATGTACCGCCGCCAGCGGATGCTCGGCAACACGCCGCAGCAGGCGCAGCAGCAGGCGTTGACCGCGCGCAACCCGTTCGAACTTCCGGCCGCGCAGCCGAAGAAGCGTTCCACGGCCACGCATTTCGCGGGAGCCTCGAGGCTCGGCGCGGCGCCGCTTGGCTCGATTCTGGGAGGCGCGTGATGGCCGGCAAGTTCCCAACCCCGCAGGAGCATGCGATGGCGTGGCTTTTGGAGGCCACGGAGATCGGCGGCATGGGCAAACCGGAGGCCGCATTGTACGCCTACATGCGAGGGTTCGAGGCGGCGCTTGATTTGTGCATCGAAATCGAACAATCAATCAACGACGAAACGGAGGAAACCGATGACCGCACTGCTTGACGAACGATTGCGCGTCTTAGCGGCGCAGACCCACACGCTCGAGGAGAAAGTGAGCTCTCTCGGCTGGATGGCCGGCAGCGACACGCAGACGCTGAAATCAATGACCCGCGCCAAGGCGCATCTCATGCTCGCCGAATGCAATCTGCTGGACGCAATCGAAAACAACGAAAAGAAGGAGAAAAACAATGAGCAGTGAGAAACCATTCTGGGAAGGCAAGACCTGCGAGGAGATGGCCGGACTACATATCAAGGTCACGTTCAAGAACGGGGACGTAGCAACCGGCGTAACTGACAAAAACGGCGATATTAAGAGCGTTTACGTTCTCACCCTAGGAATGGGCGATGACCTGTTCGTCCCGCAAGCCGACATCGAGTCTATCGAATTGGTGGATGACCCCGAGTACGAGCGTATCGACAACATTGAAGACGTGCGCGAAGGCGATATCTTCGTCGCTAAGGACGGCAACCACTATCCGATCAAGTACATTGGCGACTACGGCCTTGGTGCCACGTTCTGTGTGAGTCTTCCCTACGGCATTAGAGCTTGGCTGGACGATTCCGCGTTCTCCTATGCGTTGCGTCCGAAACCTCAGCTTCCTGACCATGACGGACTCTGGCTAGACAAGGGTGATGGCCTGTGGTTAGTTACCGGGACAACAGTGATTGAGATTGCCCCGAAGGACCCGCCAGCAGCCTCAATCTCGTACCCTGCTTCATCGATAGAAGCCTCGGAGCGCCTATCTCTATTTGCCCCGTTCCGACCGGCTAAGGCGGTGGAAGCATGAACGGCATTCTGGAGGGCGTAGTTATCTTTTTCGCTGTGGTGCTTGTAGCGGTATTCGATATAAGCATGGTGGTGATGCTCGCATGTATCGCGTATTCGTGTTTTTGCGAGTCGTTCGATTTAGATCCGACTTACCCGATTAAGGCATGGAGGCGCGGGCTATGAGCATCATCAGCAGTGACGCGAAGTGGGCTGTCCTCCGACGAGCTGTCCGTCTATCCCCCGAGGAAATACGTGGCACGACCAAGAGCAAGGAATACGAGGCCGGTTTTATCGCCGGAGCCACGCGCCAGCCCACGGACGAGGAAATCGTAGCCGGGGCGAAAGCGTTCTACGAGGCGTTGAAGCCCGACTCTTACCCTCAATGGGATTCTGACTGCGCGTTGAGGGCCGAATACTACGACGCCATGCGACTCGCAGTCAAGGCAATGCAAGGAAAGGCGATGGAAGAATGAGCATCCACCCGATCATTGATAAACCTCCATCGTTTCCGCAAACTGTCTTACGCCTGTTCACAGGCAGCACTCATTGCTGTGACTGGTGCGAGGCACGTTGGCACAAGGTTCACCACACTGGCCAATTGGAAGCCCAAAGCCGTCGATGCCCCTACTGCGGGCAATGCGGATGCCCCCGAGCCGAAAAACACTGGAAGAAATGCCCAGAGTGGAATCACACGATCCCACCTGCATGGCTGTATCCCGTGTTGGACCGGCTCTGCGAAAGAGAACTGCAACAAATGGCAAAGGAATTGAGGAATGATGCGTTTTCACAGGATTAGCCCGTGTCCCAAATGCGGGGGCAAGGTCAAGGCGAAATGGGAGCGAGTCGAAGTACGGGGTTGGTCTAAATACACGTTCTTCCTTGCGATGTTCCGCTGCACTGTCTGCGGGTTCTCCTTCGAGGGAGGTTGTTCACGTAAGCCAGCCCCATATGCGTTGCAATACAACATCGCCGCATGGAACCGCATCTGCAACGGGGATAAATGCTTCACATTGACCTACAAGAGTCTGGGAGGCAGACGATGAGCACTCTGGATATTCTGGGCAACACGAGCGAGCAGGCGGATTCGATACGTCTGATGCTCAAAGTGCGGGGCATGAAGGACGGTCGTTTCATCGACGCCGACCCGCTCATCATCCTCAAGGCCGACAATCATCAAGGCTCCGACAGGTGGGACGTGTATGTCAGCAAGACGGTGTATCCGACCGCCGAATCGTATGGCACGCTCGCCGGCGTGCTGAGGATGCTCGCCGACGACGTGGAAGTGGAGGTCATGGCGCGAGAGAAGGAAATGGGAGGCGGACAATGAGTGACTGCTACTTGTGTCGTAAACCGTTGCACGGCGATAGCTCATCGGTGGACATCAAGCGCTGGGACCCGCGGCGCAACGTGTTCTTCGATGAGACGCGGCGGGCCTGCGCCGAATGCGTCCGACGTCGGAACGGATACCAATCCCGACGTGCCAAAGCCCGACGCGATGCGGCCCGCGTCCTGCTCAACAAATGGCTTGACAAACAAATGGAGGTGGACGATGAGTTGGCTTGATGACTTCTACCGGATAGTCGGCAAAGGCGACGTGCGGGACTCCGATTTCATTCTCGACGGCGAAAGCTTCTACTGCCCCCAATGTGGCAGACACCTAAAGGCCGCTACCGGAACCGTGAAAGGCTCCGAGGAGAAACGCTATCGGTTCAAATGCGTTGACCGAATGCATTACCGCACCAAATGGCATGAGTCGTATCAGGCCGCGTTGATGGAAATGATCGAGACGTTCGAGAAAGGGGAAAACGCATGAACAAGATTCAGCTTACAGACCATTTGACCGCGCGAATCAGCGCGGAAGGCACCTGCGGCCATTATCGAGCCAAAATCTACGAGGACGGCGACTTCAGAGAGTCCCTGTACGCCATGAGCCTCAAACGTCTCAAGCGCAAATGCGAGAAGTATGCGAAGCGTGAACGCAAGGCCATCGCATATGTCGCCACGCTCAAGGAGGAATCATGAGCGTAAGCAGTCTCAAACGCGAGGAAATACTCAAATGGCATCGGAGCAAGGCCGCGTCGCCCGAGTACACGGCGAAGCTGCTCGGCGTGCCATTGGATGAGGTGCTGTACATCATCGCCCATCCTGAAACGCCCGCACCCCACAAGGATGATTTCACGCCCGAATTCATCGAACCATTGATTTGAATTCAGCGCAAAAACACTGAATTCAGCGTAAAAAAACGAAACCCTCCACCGAAAAGATGGAGGGCACGCTCACCAAGCACCATGATAGCCGGAACGTGGAGGGTTTCAAACAATGTTCATCACCACCGAACCATGCCAATACTGCGGCAACCAGCAGGTCGAGGCACCGTGGACGCTCTGCCGGAACTGCCGCCGCCAGTACGCGAAAACACTCCACCGGCTCCGCCATGACATGATGCTCCTGCAACAGGTGTCCCGTCACGCCTACAAGCTGGGCGAGCCCGGAGCTGGAGGCGTGGCGCAAGGAGGGGAAGCGCCCGCGCCCATCAACCTCCACGCGCAGGACATGCTCGACCAGACCGAGGACGGCTTGCAGGACATGTGGAACGAAACCGGCGTGGAAAGCCGTCCGAGATGGCAGACCCTGCTCAGGGACTCGCCACGACGACTGCCCGACCTATGCCGCGCCAGCCGTTCGGGACATTGGCTGACATGGCTCATCCACACCTGCGAGCGCATCGAACCGCTCGTGGACCGCAGGCCACGCACGCGCCGGATAATCGGCGTCTGCCCCGAATGCGGACGCGAGGTCATGGCCGCGAAGGGAGAATCGCTGCTGCTATGCAAATGCGGCAACCCAATCAACGTGGTCGAGCTGCGCGAGCAGAGCCGAGACAAGGCCGAGGCAATTCACCTGACCAAGACCCCTGCGGGCATGAGCCAGTGGCTCAAGGACAACTACGGATACGAGGTCAGCCGCAAGCAGATCAGCAACTGGCTCAACCGCGGCAAGCTGCCCAGCAGCAAGCCGGTCGATGACGGCTACTGGGAGTTCAACATACGGGAGATTCTGGCGTTGGCGATGGGTTCCAGCGGCCGCCCGGCTTGACATAGTGTAGCCTGTGAGATACAATAAGGGTATGGAAATCAAGCAAACCGCCGAATACCGCAAGTGGTTCAAGAAACTCAGGAACCGCGAGGCGAAAGCCGCCATCCAAGCCCGGCTCGACGCCTGCAAGCTCGCCGGCAGGCCGTTCGGCGACATCAAACCCGTGGGAGGCCCGGTCAGCGAGATGCGGTTCCACATCGGAGCCGGATACCGCGTCTACTTCACCACGCGCGGCAACGTGCTCATGCTGCTGCTCGCAGGCGGCGACAAAAGCACCCAGCAGACCGACATCAAACAAGCCCACGCCATACTCGACGACTACAAGGAGCAGCAATGAGCACCGAAATCACCGACTACGACACCAGCGAATACCTCGAAAACGAACAGGACATCATCGCCTACCTCAACGCCATAGCCGAATACGACGACCCCGCACTCATGCAGGCCGCACTCGGCAACGTCGCCAAGGCTCGAGGCATGACCCAGATCGCCAAGGACGCGGGCGTGGGGCGCGAAAGCCTCTACAAAAGCCTCAGCAAGGACGGAAACCCCAGCTTCCAGACCATCGCCAAGGTAATCCACGCCCTCGGCGGACGCCTCACCATCCAAGCCGCCTGAAAAAACAAAACACAGACAGGAGTAGGGTGAATCCACCCCGTGGTATACTCCGTATCAGGATAAGTGTGAAAGCCTCTGGGACATACATCTCAGGGGCTTTACTCATATCCTCCGTATCTCATGGGCTGAGAGTACTCCGCCGGCAGCGTCCAAAGCGCCGGTGCCAGTCAGCCCGCCACGGCTTGCGTACGGTAGAGGACTAACCGGTCACGCTGGGATAGCGTGACATCCAGTAAACACTGCCACTGGATCGCGAATTCGAATCTCGCCCAAGCCACCAAACACACAGGATGGGAACATGAGCAACAAGGCAGGCTCAGGCCGATACCAAAATGGAGCAGCCCGCCGCAAATGCAAGGCCAGACACATCGCAGCCGAAGGACCAATACCGATCTGCCCGCTGTGCGGCAAACCCATAGACCTCACACTCAAAACACCACACCCACTCAGCTGCGAACTCGATGAGATCATCCCATACAGCCGAGGCGGGTCACCAACCAGCTATGACAACACACAACTCACACACAGAATCTGCAACCAAAGAAAAAGCAACAAAATAATCGCCAACACCACAGGCCACCAAAACACAAAAAAACAACCACAAAACACCATCCCAATCAGCCGCCAATGGTAACCGGGGGCCATACCCTCCCCCTCCCATGCAAGGCTCCCCACAGGTCATAGCGCCGCCATCCCCCCGCAACCCGTGTGGCTCTTCGCACGTTTGGTCGCCGGGGTGCCTGCGTGGGCCTGTGTGAGCCGTTCCGGCATGGTTTTGATGGTTTTGTCCCGTTGTTTTCCGGGGCTGTTACGTTTGATTCTCCGAAGTTTTGATATGTCACGAAATTAGTGTTGCGAATCGTTGGAATATATGCTATAGTAATAGCTATGGTCAACCAATGTAGGAATTGCGGCCATTTCTTCAAACCCACACCAAACCCTAGGCGTCCGAGACTGTTTTGCTCGGACAGATGCCGCAAGGCGTGGAGCCGCAAACATCAATTACCCGAAGAGCTCAAGTCGCTGCCCCGTTGGGTGCGCGCCGTCGGTAAGCGTCCGATCCAGTGTGATGGGTCGCCGGCCAGTTCGACCGACCCCGATACCTGGGCATCATATTCGGAGGTCATGCGTTCCGTAGCCGGTGACGGCTACGGCATCATGCTCGGCGACGGGCTCGCGTGCTGGGATTTCGACCATGTGGACCCCGCTGACCCGCCCGCGCAGGCGGTGGAACTGCTGTCCGAAGCGATTTATGCGGAGGTTTCGTCCAGTGGACATGGGTTGCATGTGTTCGTGGAGTCGTCGGAGTCGAGTTTCCGGCGTGACGGCGTCGAGTTCTACTCGCATTCGCGGTTCATCCGCATGACGGGAAGGAGGTGGCCGAAGTGACCACGGTTATCCGCAATCAGGGTACGAGTCTGGCGGTGCGCGAGAAGCTGGCCGCTGATGGCAGGCCCGTGTTGTTGGCGTTTTCGTGCGGCAAGGATTCCATAGCCGCGTGGCTGGCGATGCGGGATATGGGCATCGAGGTCGTTCCCGCGTATTTGTACTATGTGCCCGGTTTGAGGTTCGTGGACGAGGAGCTGGACTGTTTCGAGCAGAAGTTCCAGACCAGGATCAGGCGCTATCCGCACCCGTCGCTGTACCGGTGGTTGAACAATGCGGTGTTCCAGGCTCCCGAACGGTTGAGGTTTATCGAGGCGGCGCGTTTGCCTGAGCCGTCGTATGAGCAGATGTGGGATTTCATCCGCGCCGACGTGGGCTTGGATAAGAGCACGTGGTGCGCGGATGGCGTGCGTGCGGCCGATTCGATTCAGCGTCGCGGCGCGTTCGTCCAGTACGGGTACTGGCGGCGCAACCTCAAGAAGGTCAGTCCTATCGGTGATTGGCTCAAGGGCGAGGTATTGGACTGCATTCGCGGGCATCATATCGAGCTGCCGTGTGATTATGCGTGGTTCGGTCGTTCGTTCGATGGCATCGACAAGCGTTTCACCAAGGTTCTCAAGGACAAGGCACCGGACGATTACGCGACGCTGCTTAAATGGTTCCCCTTGTTGGAGGTGGATCATGTCAGGTGATTTCAAATTCGATTTTTCGAAGAGGAAGCCCAAGGGTAAGCGTGTGAAGCCGGTGCCGGAGAATCTGGACGAGAACGCGAAGGAATACCGCGACCGTGCCCGTGCGGAGCGCAAGCGGTTCGTGGATGCGACCGACACCGAATTCTGGTTGTGCCTGTGCTTCCCCTCCCCCGCCGAGATGACGCGGTGGCGTGAGCGTTTTGGTTTCGGCGAGGAACACCGGATCTACGCGTACCGTGACATCGCCGACAGGCTTGCCTCGTACAAGCCGGCCAGGTCGTCTGCCGTGGCGTTCGGCGCCGGTGTGGGGTTCGTCGGCGGTCTCGGTTTCGCGGAGAAGACGCCCGACCCACTCGCCGGCGTCAAGTACACCGATGATCTGGAAAAGGATTGCCTCGCCGAGCTCTCCGCTCTGCACAAGGCGCTGGTTTCGGCTCGCAGCCCGGAAAAGCTTGTCGAGCCGACCGATTCCGAACACTGGTTCGCCATCGCATTCCCCCTGCGCGACGATAAGGACTCTTTCCTCGCCGAGTACGGTCTTCGCAAGCTCGGCGACAAGTATCTGGACGGCATGGCCGTCGCTCGGAAGCTGGGAGGCGAGTTATGAGGCGAGTCCGTTACGCGAGCACCAACGATATCCGCTATACGGGGTATGGACGTCGCTCTTCCGGTTCATCCGGTGGCGGTGTATCCGCCCTGCGTGTGAGTGCGTCCCGTTCCGCGTCGCGATCGAGCGGATCGTGAACCGGTAACAATATTTTCGTTCAAGCCGTCCCTATGGGGCGGCTTTTCCATTGAAGAGAGACTTTCATGGCGCGTAAATCCCAGACCTTCAGTGAATACGCCGCCGAACGCGGTATCAAGGTCACTCCAGATTTCACCATTCACCGAAGAGGTAACTTTCACTATCCACTTAAGGACGAGGAACAATCCCGACGTCAAAGAAAAGCACTCGCCGATTACCGCAAATTGGTCAAATCCGGGGCCATCCACGATCCAACTCTTGAGCGCGCAGCAAAAGCGGGAAAACCGTGGGCGAAGAGAATCCTATCGATGAAACGGGCCAACAGCAGAACCGCTTCCCGCTCTTCCGGCTCCTGATATTTTCCTGTCCGATTTTCGTGCTTGGAGGGAGGTGGATCATGCGAAACCTGTTCCAGCGTGCCGGTAGTGCGGTGCGTAATGTGGCCGGTCGTATCCGCAGCGCTTTTTCTCGCGGCGGCTCGCGTTCCTCCGGCTCCTGATCTTGTTGTCTCTTGTGATTGGAGAATCTCGTGGCACGACGCACAAAGGTTCAATCTGAATCTGAATTCTTGGCCGAGCGTGGCTTGTCGAGTCCGATAAGCGGTTTTGCGGACGACAAGATGCGCTCGAACCGGCAGATTCGCACCAGCCGCGGAGCGAAGGCATTTCAAAAAGTCGCTCAACGCGCGTCATCTGATTACCATACGCAGAGAGAATCCGCACGTGCGGAATACCGTTCTCGGGTTCAATCCGGCGCGGTACGTCCTCCCTCTTCCGTTGAAAAAGCATTGAAAACGGCGCAGGGTAATTCCGATAGTGAAGCCGTAAGGGCCGCGCGTCGTATTCTCGCCAAGCGAGGTATTGACTGGAAAACCGGCAAGCGACTCGCTCGGGGGAAAGTGGCGTCCCGTTCATCTGGCTCCTGATTTCTCGATGGAGGTGGTTGTCATGCGTCCGAGATACGTGCAGGGCGAGTTTGATTTCTCTCGTGCAGCCGGTTCCGCTCGCGCTAGCCGCTCCAGCGGCTCCTAGACATTGATTCGAGGTGATCCAGTTGGCCAAGACCACGGCAATGCAGCCCAACCTGCCTGACGGCATCGAATGGCCCGAGGCGACCGTGCGATGGTGGGAGCATTTGGCTTCAACACCAGGCGCGGACTCGTGGACGGAGGCCGACTGGGACAACCTCATGAACGCCGCCCTGATCCACGCGGACATCTGGGGTTCCGGCAATTTCGCCAGCGTGCCCATACTGAACAAGCTGTTGCAGGATTACGGGGTCACGCCCGCCGCGCGCAGCCAGATCATGCAGGCGAAAGTCCAGAAGCAGGAGCGGCATACGCCGCTTGACGAGATAGCCGAACGACGGAAGCTGAGGGTGATCGAGGGTGGCAAGGCGAAGAGGCGTACAGGAACCTAGCTTCGCTCTGGTTCCCAAGCACGTGCAGTCCGAGGGAGGAGAGGCGTGCGCGCTCGCCGCCGGCTACGATATGAAGCCGGACAAGTGGCAGCGCATCGTGCTTGAGGGTTGGCTCGCCACGGATTCGAAGCTGCAATGGGCGGCGTCGGATTGCGGGTGCGCGGTGCCGCGTCAGAACGGCAAGAACGCGATTCTCGAGTTCACGGAGCTGTACCTTGCCGCGATCCTCGGCATGAAGATTCTGCATACGGCGCATGAGGTGAAGACCTGCCGCAAGCATTTCCTGCGTATGAAATACTACTTCGAGAACGCGCGCAAGTTCCCCGAACTGGCGGAGTTGGTCACCTATATCCGGGCCACGAACGGTCAGGAGGCCATCGTGTTGAAGAACGGTGGCAGCATTGAGTTCATCGCCCGTTCGAAGAGTTCGGGCCGTGGCTTCACGGTGGACGTGCTGGTGTGCGACGAGGCGCAGGAGCTGACCGACGAGCAGATGGAGGCCATACAGCCCGCCATCTCGTCGGCACCCTCGGGCAATCCGTTGACCATCTACACGGGCACGCCGACCCCGCCGACTTCGCCGGGCACGGTGTTCGCGCGCATGCGCCGCAACGCGCATCGCGACAAGCCGCCGAAGAACCTGTGCTGGTTCGAATGGGCGGCGACCGAGATCGGCGACGTGCACGACCAGCAACGCTGGTACCGGTACAATCCATCGCTCGGCACCCGCCTGTTGAAAAGCGTGGTCGTTTCCGAGTCGGAGAAGATGACGCCGGACGGTTTCGCCCGCGAACGTCTCGGCTGGTGGAACGATCAGGCCGGCGCGCTGTCCGATATCGATGTTGACGAGTGGGCCAAGTGCAAGACCGACAAGCCCTGCATGGATGGCTACAACTCGTATGCGGTCAAGTTCAGCGCGGACGGCGCGAACGTCACCCTCGTGGCGTGCGTGCGCCCGCCCCGCAAGTCTGGTGAATTGCCGCACGTGGAGGTCATCGCCTCGCGCAGCATGCGCGGCGGCACCGGCTGGCTGGCCGACTGGCTGACCGCCGAGAAGAACGGTGCGGAACGATGGCGCAACGCCATCGGCATCATCATCGACGGGCGCGTGGGAGCCCCCACCCTGGTCAACAGCCTCATCGACAAGGGCGTGTCGAAAAGAGTGATCGTGGTTCCGCGCCCTTCCGACGTGGCGGACGCTTGTTCGATGCTCGAACAGGCCGTGAACGACCATGGGCTTACCCATTTCGGACAGCCGCTGCTTGACGAGGCGGTGGGTCATGCGAAGCACAGGAAAATCGGCGACGGGTTCGGCTACGAGCCGTCCATGGAGAACGTCGATGTGAGTCCCGTGGAAGCGGTGGCTCTCGCGTATTGGAACGTCAAGACTTCCAAGCGTCATCCAGGCAGAAGAGCGAAGGCGGTGGCATTCTGATGCAGATCCCGAATCTTGAAGGCGTGCAGGTCGATGATCTGCCCGAGGAATGCCGAGAACCGTGGGATTTGATGATACGTCAATGGTCCCAGAAGCTCGAACGTAACCTTTTACGAACCAAATACTACGACGGACGAAACGAGCTTAAGAATCTGTCCATCGCAGTGCCGGACAGCATGGCGGGGATAAGCGAGGTCGTGGGCTGGCCTCAGAAGTCGGTGGACGCTTTGGCCGACCGCATCGTGTTCGATGGTTTCGTTGGAGTCGGCGACGACAGCCGCGACCCGTTGGGTTTGGATTCGATTCTTTCCGACAATGACTTCGACGTGGAATTGCCGCAGGCCATCCGCAGCGCGCTCACCCATTCATGCTCGTTTCTGAATGTGCGCAGCGCGGAACCGGAAGACGGCCTGCGTTCCAAGGTGTCGGTATCGTTCCGCAGCGCCCTCTATGAGACGGGACTGTGGGATTACGCCCGTCGCGGACTGTCGGCGGCGTTGTCGATAACCGATATCGACCGTTCCCAGTACGCGCAGACGAACACCATCGTGCCTTCCGAGCTCATGCTCTACATGCCCGGCTACACGATTCGCATCCGCCGCACGCAATCAGGCCGCTATCATGCGGACGCTCCCCGGAACACGTACATGGATCACGTGCCCGTTTACCTGATCCCCTACCATCAGGACCTGAACCGCCCCTTCGGCCGTTCGCGCATCAGCCGCGAGGTCATGAGCATCACCGACACGGCGGTGCGCACCATGCTGCGCATGGAGGTAAGCGCGGAATTCTATTCAAGCCCGCAACGCTATCTCATCGGCGCGGACGAACCGCCAGAGGACAAGAACGGCAAGAAACTGACCGGCTGGGAAGCCACCATCTCGAAGATGCTCAACATCAGCCTCAACGAGGACGGCCAAGCGCCCACCATCGGCCAGTTCACGCAGATGACCATGCAGCCGCACACCGACATGCTTCGCGCCCTCGCGGCACGCATGAGCGGAGCGACCGGAGTTCCGCTCAGCCAGTTCGGCGTGATGACGGATTCCGGCCCCTCCTCGTCCGAAGCGATCATGGCGGCCGAAAGCGAGCTCGTCATCGAGGCGAAGAACGCCTGCCGCGCCATCGGAGTGCAACTACGCAAGGCCGCGAGGGACATCGCCATCCTCAACGGCACCAGCGAGGACAGCGACGAGCTCAATCGGCTTCAGGTCAACTGGCGTGACCCCGAACGCCCGTCTCAGGCCGCGCTCTCCGATGCCATCGTGAAGCAGGTGACGGCCATCCCATGGCTCGCCAACTCCGACGTGATTCTGGAAAAGCTCGGCTATACGGATTCCGACATCACACGCCTATTGGCCGACAAGCGCAAGGCCGAGACCCGCAGCGTGCTTGACTCCCTCGTGAACGGAGGCAACAAGGATGACGGACAACCAACAGCTGAATCAGCTACAGGCCAGCCAAATCAGGGCGGTGGAACTGGCTCGCCACGATCTGGCGAAACTGTGGGAGACGCTGCAACAGCTCAGCCCTGAATGGCAGCGTGACATGCTGCTCGACTATGTGCCGCAACTGGTCGCCAAATACGGTGACCTCGCGGCGCAGGCCGCCTACGAATGGTATATGCGCGTCCGTGGCGAATCGGTGCCAGAACCATGGGAGTATGACCTATCCGACTCGTTCCCCGGCGACGGCATCGACAAGACCATACGCTGGCAGGCCGGCCACCTGTGGACTGACCCGCAGACCATGCAGGCGTATCTGGCCGGCGCGATGCAACGCTGGGTCATGTATTCGGGGCGAGAGACCGTTGCCCGCCTATGCGAGCACGACCCGTCCAAACCCCGGTACGCGCGCGTGCCGAGAGGCGCGAAGACGTGCGCGTTCTGCACGATGCTCTGTTCGCGAGGCTGGGTGTACCGCAGCGAGAAGACCGCAAAATACGCCAAAGGCTCGTTCAGCCTGTTCCACGACGATTGCGACTGCCAGATCGTGCCCGAATGGGACCGCGACCAAGCTCACATCGAGGGCTATGATCCCGACCGCATGTACTCGGAATACATGCACGCACGCAGCCTCATCGAGAACGGCGAACTGGACGACGACACTTATCGGATGATAAAGGCCACCACGAAAGGCGACCCCGAGAATCCGAACGACCCGAACACGATCACCTATGTGATGCGACGACTCTACCCCGACCGTTACAAGGACGGCTACGGGGTTCCCCGACCGTCGCACTCGAACTGAGATTTTCCCTGACCACCCGCACGGGTGGTTTTTTTATGCCCGAAACGGGCCCCAACCATAGGAGGAACCATGACCGAAGAGGCCAACGGCAACCAGCAGCCGGCATCGACCGATAACGGGGCGAAGCCGCCCGAAATCGACTACGAGGCCAAATACAAGGAGGCCATCGCCCATTCCCGCGAATGGGAGAAACGCGCCAAGGACAACAAAGCCGCCGCCGACGAACTGCAACAGCTCAAGGAGGCCCAACTGTCCGAAGCCGAAAAGACCGCCAAACGCATCAAGGAGCTTGAAGCCAAGAACGCCGCTTACGAGGCGGAGAAACAGCAGAACGAATGGAAGACGCAGGTTTCCAAGGAAACCGGCGTGCCCATCGGACTGTTGCACGGCTCCACGCTCGAAGAGATGCAGGCCAACGGCAAGGCGCTCGCCGACTACATCGCCGACAAGACCAAGCCGAATGTGCACGCCTCCTCCGAATCCAACCAGCCGCCAGCACCTTCCGACACATCCGGCGACTGGCTTCGCGATCAGTTCCTCAAGCAGAAACGCAAATAAACCTCATAGAAAGAAGGAATGACGATGGCTTCCAACGTGAACAACATCATCACCAGCGGCGATCTCGGCGGCGGACTCATCCCCACCGAGCATTCGACCCAAATCATTCAGGACGCACCCAAGACGAGCGTATCCCTGACCCGTATGCGTCAGATTCGCATGAGCACCCGCACGCGCACCCAGCCGGTGCTCGACTCCAAGCCAATCGCCTACTGGGTGGGCGGCGACACCGGCCTCAAGCAGACCACGAAGATGAAATGGTCTGGCCTGAGCATCACGGCCGAGGAGCTTGCGGCCATCGTGCCCATCCCCGAAGCCGTCATCGCGGATTCCGGCATCCCTCTGTGGGAGGAGGTCACGCCGCGTCTGGCGGCCGCGCTCGGCTACAAGCTGGACCAGGCGACCCTGTTCGGCGTGGACAAACCATCCAGCTTCCCCGACGGCATCATCCCGCAGGCCATCGCGGCGCATAACACGCTCACCCAGGGCAAGGACCTCGCCAAGGACGTGGCCACCATGGGCCAGAAGCTCGCCGAACAGGGGTTCGCCATGAACGGCTTCGCCAGCAAGCCGGGCCTCAACTGGGAGCTTATCGGCCTGCGCAACGCCAACGGCAGCCCGATCTACGTGCCCTCGCTCGCCTCCGGCGCGCCGTCCACCCTCTACGGTTTCGGCCTCAACGAGGTCGATAACGGCGCATGGGATACCACCAAGGCCGTGCTGCTCGGTGCCGACTGGTCGAACTTCGTGGTCGGCATCCGTCAGGACATCACCTACAAGCTGCTTGACCAGGCGGTTATCACGGACGACGACGGCAAGGTGATTCTGAACCTCGCGCAGCAGGACTGCGTGGCCATGCGAGTCGTGTTCCGCGTGGGCTTCCAGATCGCCAACCCGATCAACGACGTGCAGTCGGACAAGGCCAAGCGCTTCCCGGCGTACGTCATCGAGCCGGCCTCCGCCGTAGCGGCGTAGGCCACCGCAAAGTGATGGCCATGGGACTGAAGCTGCCGGCCGCAGCACGCGGCTTCGGCATCATCGCATTCTGACATTAAGGAGGCCGCCATGTTCGACGACACGGGAGAAAACCCATTTGCCACGCATTTGGAATTGGCCAAACGCTGGAAGCAGATGCCGGACGACCCCGATTATGTGGATCAGCGTCTTGCCGATGCCTCGCAGTTCCTTCGCGAACAATGCCCGGGTTGGCGGAACATATCGCGGGCGACGCTTGAACGCATCGCCTGCGAGCTCGCCAAGGATGCGATCTCGTCCGACATACAGACCGAGGGCGCGGGGTTCGACACCACCGGTGCCAGCAATCTCAGCCTCACGGCGGGGAATTTCACCCAATCCATGACATTCGCGAACCCTCGCGGCGAATTCTATCTGTCCAAGGGGCAGAAGAAGGCGCTCAGGCTCACCGGTCAACGCTTCTACAGCATCGACCTGTCGAACGGGGAGGCGTCATGAGGGGCGAAACCGTGAAAGTGGTGCGCTACACGCCCACGGGCGAGACCGACCCGGGCGGTTCGCCCGTCACGAAGGTCGATATCGAATCGGTGGGCAACGTGCTTGTCTCGCCGGGTGCCATGTCGAATGCAACCGATTCGCTGCGCCCTGACGGAGTGACCGTGGCGTTCACGTGCCTGTTCCCCCGCTCCTATGAGTTCCGCAGCCTGCGTGGGGCGGGGGTGCGCATCGACGGGCATGAATACAAGGTGATTGGCGACCCGAGGCCATTGGGCGGCGGCATGAAGCCGACCGCCTGGAACCTCACGGTAGAAGTCACCGACACGGAGGGATAGTGCATGAAACGGGTGAAACTGCATTATTCGGCATTCCAGGCGTACAGGCGCAACGAGGGCGCTCGCGCCGCCTTGTCGGAGGCACAGAAGATCGCGGCCCGCGCCAACTCCATGGCCGCGCCGACTCACGCGGGGCAGCCGTCGTACACGGCGGAGGGCCCGCGGGCGAACGAGAAGGGCGCGACGGTGCTCGTGCATACGGATAATCTCGCCGCGCGCATCGATAACGCCGTGCGCGACACGCTCGCCAAGGCGCTGGGAGGCGGCTGATGAACGCGGAGAAGCTCGTCATGGACTGGCTCAACGCGGCACCCGAACTCAAGGATTATCCCGCGAGCTTCGAGGTTCCCGCCGAATCCAGCGCCACGAGCCGTATCCCGTTCGTTACCGTGGAACGCACGGGAGGTTCGGAAGGCCGGTTCGTGTCGAGACCATTGATCGCTGTGCAGGTGTGGGCCGCTTCACGCTGGGAGGCTTCGGACGTGGCACAGCGTCTCGTGCTGCCACGGTTGAAACGCATCGTTGAACTGCCCGAGGTGGCCGATTGGGATATCGCCGGCCTGACCGACTTCCCCATGTCGGACGGACGGCCACGCTACCAGATACTCATCCAGCTCACCGTCAAGACCGACGAATGAGCATCATTTCCAGAAAGGGCCTAATCATGGTTAATGAAACAACAACGAAGAACGATTCCACAAACGTGTCGTTCGGCAAGTTCAAGGTCGGCGGCTACGCGTACGCGGCACCCGTCGGCACCGCATTGCCCACCGATTCTGAAAGCGAGCTCGACTCCGCTTTCCAGCTCATCGGCTACCTGTCGGAGGACGGCATCACGAACACGACCGACACCGACACCGCCGAGGTCAAGGACGCGAACGGTACGACCGTGATGAAAGTCGTCTCCAGCTACTCCGAAAGCTACCAGTTCGTGCTCATCGAGTTCCTGCGCAAGGCAGCGGCGCAGATGCGCTACGGCAACGACGCGGTGACCGGCAAGGACAAGAGCATGGTCATCAAGCATCAGATGCCCGACGATACACCGGTCTCGCTCGTGTTCGAGATCGTTGCAACCGGCAACGTGAAGGACCGTACCGTCATCGGTTCCGCAACCCGTTCCGAATTCGGCGACCGCCAGATGCATTCGAGCGACGTGCTCGGCTATGACCTCACTGTGAACGCGAACGACATGGGCGATGGTGTCACCTCCATCGAATATATCGGCATCCCAAAAGACCAGAGTCTCTGACCGTGACCGCAACGGCTCGACTAGCCAACGCTTCCCCTCGCGGATTCCTTTCTTCTCTCCTTGCCGCGAGGGGAACCCTTTTTTAACCGTCAAGGAGAGAACCGCTTTTTTTATCAAGGAGAATCAGAATGTCACGCAACCGAAGCCACCGCAACACAAACGCCAACCAGATTGCCAGCCATCCACAGGACCACAAGCAGTCCAAGAATACGGTTCGCCGTGTCAACGTCCGTGGAATCGATATCGGTATCGACCCGAAGGTTTTGGACGATTGGGAGTTCATGGAATCTCTCTACGACCTTCAAGCCGACCCGAAGGGTAACGCCTTGCAAATCATCCCATTCCTACGCCGACTTCTCGGCGACTCATACGACAAGGTCAAGAATGGATTGCGAGGGGCTGACGGTCGTATCGACGGCGAAACCATGGGCACCTTCCTGACCGAGCTGTTCGAGGAGATGGGTAAGGCTTTCCCAAACTCATGACGCTCGTGCTCCTTCTCGACCGCTGCCCCGACCAGTTGGCGGCGGACATGAGAAGAGAGTACGGGCTTGCCGTCCGAGACCTTCCGCCCATGCAGGCCGCGCTGCTGGCCGTGAATCTGCCGGATGGATCGCGTGTCTGGCAAGAACTGAACACGGCGCGCGCGTGGACGTTCGACCAGTATCTCGCCGTGCTGCGCATCGAACAGATGAACCTGTGGATGTGGGGCAACGAGGACCCGAAGAAACGAGGTCCTCGGCCCAATCCGTTGCCGCGTCCAGGCAATCCACTGCCAAAATCATCCCACGAATCCGGCCAGCAGCCCGAAAACCCCGATGGGAATACCGTACGCCGCACGCGCACCATCAAGGCCGTGGGCATGACCGTCGAACAACTCGACCGATTCATGAACCAACGGTTCACGACCGTGAACAGTGTGAGGAACCGACCGCAGACCGGACAACCATAACCAAACAGAGGAAGGCGAAACAATGGCCTATAATCTCGCGACCGCCTACGTGCCCATCGTCCCCTCCATGGAAGGCGTCGGCAAGGCCATCGAAAAGGCGTTCGGCGACGCATCCCAGAACGCGGGAAGCAAGGGCGGCGGTCAGGCCGGCAAGGGCTTCGCGTCCGGCCTGCTCGCCAAGGGAGGCATCATCGGCGCGGCTGCGGCGGTCACGACCAAGGCTATGGGCGTCATCTCGAACAGCATCGGCAGCGCGGTCGGCCGCGCCGATCAGATGAACAATTTCCCGAAGGTCATGAAAAACCTCGGCTACAGTTCGCAGGACGCGGCCGCATCCATCAAGAAGATTTCGAACGCCTTGGACGGCCTGCCGACCACAAGTTCGGCAATGACCGGCATGGTGCAGCAGCTCGCCCCACTGACCTCGAACCTCGACGAGGCCACCGACATCGCTTTGGCGTTCAACAACGCCATGCTTGCAGGCGGTGCAAGCACGATGGAGCAGGAGAACGCGCTCACCCAGTACACGCAAATGCTGAGTGCGGGCAAAGTGGACATGCAGGCATGGCGTTCGATTCAGGCCGCCATGCCGGGCCAGCTCAACCAAGTGGCCGAGGCCATGCTGGGCGCAGGGAAGAACTCAAACGACCTGTATGAGGCCATGAAAAACGGGTCGATCAGTTTCGATGATTTCAACAAGAAGGTCATGGAACTGAACCAGAACGGTTTCGGCAAATACGCCTCGTTCGCCCAGCAGGCGAAGGACGCGACTCAGGGCATCGGCACGGCCATGGAGAACGTGAAGAACCGCGTCGCCAAGGCCGTGCAGAAGGTCATCGAGGCCGTGGGAGTGGAGAACATAGCCGGAGCGATTAACGGTTTCTCCAGCCAGTTCGGCAAGGTCGGCGACGCTGCGGCGAGCATGGTCACCGGCGTGAAAGGCTGGTTCGGCAAGGCGGCGCAGGCCGCGCAGCCGCTCGTGTCGATCTGGAAGTCCGATTTCGGGCAGCTCGGCATGTATCTGAAAGGTCTGGCGGCGAACGCGCAGGCATTCGGCGGGAGTCTGCTCGATGTCGTCACGAATGGCGGGGGCTTGCAGAACTTCCTCACGGGATTGAACAACATCATCTCCCCTCTCGTCAACTGGTGGATCGCGCTTACCCGCAACGTGAGCATCTTCATCGGCACGCTTTCCGACAGCGGCGGCGTGCAGGCGTTCCTCGCTTCGCTCAGCGAACTCTGGAAGGGCCTCACGCAACTCGGTCAGGGATTGTCAGACGCAGTAACCGGTTTCCTCGCGGTCGGTCAGAACGGTGGCGTCGCAGCCTCCATCGGCCAGCTCGTGGGCGACGCATTCAACGCCGCCGCCCCATTTGTCGAAAAACTCGCGTCCACATTGCAGTCGCTTGGTGATTGGGCGATCGGCAACGGCGATGCGATACGAACCATCATTGCTGGCATCGCGGGTGGTTTCGCGGCGTTCAAGACGGCGAGCCTCATATCCGCAGCCGTCACCGCATTGAAATCGTTCGACGCGGCGGCGAAAATCGCCGCAGCCGGACAATGGGTGCTCAACGCGGCAATGAACGCAAACCCAATTGTTCTCGTGGTCACCGCGATAGCGGCCCTTGTGTCGGCTCTTGTCTGGTTCTTCACGCAGACCGAGACAGGCCGCAAGGCGTGGGCGGCGTTCACCTCGTTCCTCTCTTCCGCGTGGCAGTCGGTGGTGTCGTTCGTCACCGGTCTCGGCCAGAACATCGCGAACTTCTTCACGCAGACGATTCCTAACGCGATCCAATCCGTCATTCAATGGTTCCAGCAACTGCCTTCCGCAATCGGAACGGCGTTGTCGAACCTTATCACGTCGATTGGCACGTGGGCGGTGAGCTTCGGCCAGTCGGCATTGCAGGCGGGCCAGCAGTTCGTCTCGAACATAGCGAACTTCCTCACGAACCTTCCGGCGACGATAGCCTACTGGCTCGCCTACGGCATCACGTTCGTGGTGCTGTGGGCCGCACAGCTCGGCTCTCAGGCGATTTCTGCGGGCCAGCAGTTCCTCACGAACCTCGGCACGTTCCTTATGCAGCTGCCGGGCAACATATGGAACTGGCTGACCTCCACGGTCGCGTCGGTGGCGAGCTGGGCCGCGCAGATGGGTGCCAACGCGCTTTCCGCAGGCTCCCAGTTCCTCAGCAACGTCGGCACGTTCATCTCCCAGCTTCCGTCGAACGTAGGCTCATGGCTGAGCGGTGCGATAAGCGCCGCAGCCAGCTTCGTCGGGCAAATGGCGTCGAACGCGGTCAACGCCGGCTCACGGTTCCTTTCGTCCATCGGCTCCTACATTTCGCAGGTGCCCGGACGCATCGGCGCCGGGCTTTCCGGCGCGATAAGTGCGGTTGGCTCGTTCGCCAGCAGCATGGCATCAGGCGCGTTGCGGGCGGGACAGCAGTTCCTCAGCAATCTGGTCAACACGCTTGCATCCATACCGGGACGCATGGTGTCCATCGGCTCGCAGATCGTGCAGGGCATAATCAACGGCATCACGGGCAGTATCGGCCAAGTCGGCAGCGCCATTCTCGGCGGCGTGAAAGACGCCATCGCCGACGTGAAGAACATGCTCGGCATCCACTCGCCATCACGCCTGTTCCGCGACCAGATAGGTCGGAACATCGGCCTCGGCCTCGCCCAGGGCATCAGCAACAGCCAAGCTGCCGTCATGGCCAGCATGAACGACATGGCCTCCGGTGTCGCATCTACGAGGTTCACGACCCCGGACGTAGCTGCCGGATACGGCGTGAAGTCAGTTGGAACCGCCGTTCCCACAAGCAGCGAAACATCGTCCGGTGAGCTGCTTGGCGAACTCCTGTCGGAGCTGCGCGCGCTGCACGCGGATATGCCGCTGATTATGGAGAAGCTTGGCATCGAGGTGGATGGTCGTGAAATCGGAAGGGTGATACGCAATGCGATCGCTTAGTTATATATGCGCCTCGACCGGTGAGACGATCCCACTGGAAGGGCCCGGTATCTGGGCTCAGACGGCGGATGGGCTGCGTGGACGCGAATGGTCGTACACCATCGGATACCGGAGTCTGACCGGAGTAAGTCGTACGGCGCGCGAGGCCGAGCTTGACCTAGCCTATGTCCGCTGCCCCGAGAAGGTGGACTGGACGCGCCGCCTGTTCGATGCCGACGTTGCCGCAGGAACGCCGGGCATGTTTGATGCTGACGGCTGGACGACTCGCGCCTACGTGGTCAAGGCGGAGCCGCAGACCATCACGCCGGTGATAATCCAGCAGAAGCTCACCGTGGTCATGCTTGACGGCATCTGGCGTAAGGCCGGGGAATCGCAGCACTTCTGGAGCGACGCGCTCACGCCCGGACTGGACCTCGACTATCCGCACGATTATCCGCATGATTATCTGGCGACCACGAGGAACGCGGTGGCCTCGAATCCCATGCCCACTGCCATGCCGTTCCAGATGGTGATATTCGGGCCGGTGTCGAACCCGCAACTCACGTTGGGCGGCAACACGTACGCGCTCGACATGGACATACCCTCGGGCTCCTACGTGACCGTCACCTCGATTGCAGGCCGTCGCACCATCGTCATGACCGCCGAGAACGGCGACGAGACCAACGTGTTCGACAAGGGCCGGCGCGGAACCGGTCTCAACGGGGGCGAATACATCTTCCAGCCGATACCGGCTGGCGATTCCATCGTGCAGTGGAGCGGCTTCGGCGTCGATTTGACCGTCTATCAGGAGGAAAGCGAGCCACCATGGTGGAACTGATCGTCACCGATGCTGGCCATGTGGACCAAGCCAGTCTTGAGGGCTTCACGCTCGACGCCGCGTGGGGCGCGGACGAGAACGATTTCGAACTGACCGTGGACAGGCTCATCGATGCCGGTAGCTACGTGTATTTCGACGGCGGCGAGTGCGGTGGCGTCGTGGACTCCCTGAAGGACTCGCTGAAGGACGGCCGCAGCACCCTCACCTACGGCGGTCGCACGTGGCACGGCATGTTGGCGAACAAGATTTTGGAGCCTGATAGGGGCAAGGATTATCTCACCGTGAGCGGCACGGCCAGCACGGTCATCGGCTCGCTTATCAGCCGCGTAGGGCTTGATTCGGTGTTCGACGCGGTTGTACCGCCTGACGGCAGTGGCGACCCGACCATCAAACAATACCAGTTCGACCGCTACGCGGACTGCTATACGGGTTTGAGGAAGATGTGCGAGGCCAGCGGGCTGAAGCTCAGGCTCGCTTATGCGTCTGGCCGGGTCAACATTTGGGCTGAGCCGGTTGCGCATTACGGCGATGCGATTGACAGTGACCTCATCGATTTCGACGCGACCCGCACGTGGAGGAAACCGAATCATCTCATCGGCCTGGGCAAGGGCGATTTGGCCGCGAGAACCGTCGTCCACTGGTATGCGGACGCCAAAGGCAATGTCAGCCAATCCCAGTCGCTCAGGGGCGTGGACGAGATAACGCAGGTCTACGACTACAGCAACGCCGAAACCGCCGAGCTGAATCAGAAGACACGTGAGAAGTTGCAGGAACTGCAATCCGAGGGTGACGTGAAGGTCACCGTCCGTGATGACGCGAACGTGGTGTTCGACGTGGGCGACACCGTGACCGCAAGGGATAATCTCACCGGCATCACCGTCAACGCTTCGATAACCAAGAAAATCGTCAAGGTCTCGGGCGGCGTCTTGTCCGTCGATTACGAGGCCGATTAGGAAGGGGGCCATTATGGCGCGTATCGACAATGCGACGGTCATGCAATGCGACCGTTGCGGCAGAAACAAATGGTACAAGGACTTGGACGATCCGGATATCAAGACGTGGTACAACGTCAACCGGCTGGACTCCACCGGCACGGGCCACGACTACCTGTTTTGCGATCAGGATTACGCGGACTATGTGAACAAGCTCAAGGACTTTGATAACAGCTTCGACAGTTGGATGCAGAACGGAGGCAAGCAGAATGGCTGAACTCGTAACCGGACATGCGAACAAGGCGCACGCCACCGCCGAACAGGCCGCAGGATTGAACGCCGGCATCCTCGGCCTGGACGACTACGTGCTCGACGTGCACGACAAGTTCAAAATCACGGTCGTTTCGGCGAACAAGGTGACCATCGGCACGGGCGAGCTGGTCATGCAGGGGCGTCACGTCAGCCAAGGCACGCCCGAGGATTTGATTGTCACGAACGGTTCGCAGGGGCAGAAACGCAACGATCTCATCGTATGCCGGTACACCAAGGGCTCGCAGTCGATTGAGAGCGCGAAACTGGTGGTGGTCAGGGGCACGCCCACCACGGGCACGCCCACCGACCCCACGTTGAACACGACCAGCCCGTTGGACGGTGGCACCACCTACGACATGCCCCTCTACCGCATCCCGCTGGACGGCATCACCATCGGCACACCAGTCGCATTGTTCAACGTGTTGAAGCCGATGAGCGACGTGTGGGATTCCCTAACCCAGACCGAAGTGCTGACGCTGATTAACTCCACTTACGGTACCGTCAAAGGCTACCGTCGCGGCTCGCTCGTCACGTTGCGCATCGACTGGAAGTCGTCGGCGTCCGGCTCGTGGAACACCGGCAATTTCGGAACCCTGCCTGAAAGCTGGCGTCCTCCAATGGATTTGAATTTCTCATATGGCGGACGCGACGGCGCGAACCAGAAGATCATCAACGTAAACGCGAACGGAACCATGACCTACGCCAATCAGGGCGGCACGCAGGGCACGAACGCGTTCGGCATGACCGTCTCATACGCGCTATGACCCGTGGGGTCACTGCAAGACAGTGCAACCGCCTGAGCCAGTGTCCCGAAGCTATGCGGCGGGCATTGGGTCGGTGGTCCTCCATACGCCGGTGCATCCCGCGTACGCGCTGTTCGGATTGCCAAGCATCGTGACGGTGCCATTGGCCTCGCCGTAACAGATGAATGTCGTTTCACCACCGAAAACGGCCACGGGCGTATTGACGGTGACGGGTCGATACCCTTCGGGGAGCTTCTCCTGAGCCTTCGTGTAATTGTTCTGCCCGCTACTGTTGAATTTTACGTTGCCACCCATGAAACAGATATCACCGATGCGCGTAAGCAAAATGCTGCCGCTGCTGTAAGGTACTCGCCACGTCGTAGAACGCTGGGTTAGGGAATCCCACACGTCGCTCATCGGCTTCAACACGTTGAACAATGCG